GTCCGTATATGACATGCTGGTGGCACATGAGGTTGCTCATGCATTGTTCAAACCCAACACTGATTTCGATGTTGAAGTCAGCAAGTCTTTTGTAAACATCACAGAAGATGTAAGGGTAGAGAAGTTGATGAAACGTAAATATCCTGGTATTCCTCGATCATTCTTTCGTGGGTACAAAGAACTCAATGAGATGGACTTCTTTGCCACTGAGGGTAAGAATGTAAATACAATGAATCTTGCCGACAAGATCAATCTATATTTCAAGGTTGGTAGTTTCCTCAAAGTGAGGTTCACTCCACCTGAAATGGTGATTGTCAATCTAGTTGGTGATGCTGAGACCTTTGAAGAAGCAGTTGCTGCTGCTAAGGTTCTATATGATTATGTAAACAATAACGATCTGCATATACCTAGTCAGATTGATCAGGCATATCCTAAAGAAGGTACTGATGGTCCTGAAGGTTTGATTGATGAGAATGCTCAACCTGAAGACGGTGACGTTGAAGAGTTTGAGCATGATGATGAGAATGATAGTGGATTCAAAGATGCTGATCTAGACACACCCAGTTATGAGATGGATGAGGAGATTCCTTCAACTCAGGAGTCTTTTGATAAGAAACTTGCCGAGTTGGCAAACAATGATATGTTTGGTAGGGAGAACCTGTATCTGACTCGTCCAGAGGTTGATCTAGATCACATCATCATCAGCAACGAAAAAACTCACTCTATGGCAGATGCTCATTGGCAACTGTATGAGGATACTGGTTGTTTTGGTGCAGTTGATGAAAAATATCGTGAGTTCAAAGAATCTGCACGGAAAGAAGTCAACTACCTGGTAAAGGAGTTTGAATGTAAGAAGTCTGCAGATGAGTATTTGCGATCCACAACCAGTCGCACTGGTGTTCTCGATTGCATCAAACTTCACAGTTACAAATACAATGAAGATCTATTCAAACGTGTGAGTGTTGTTCCTAGTGGCAAGAACCATGGACTTCTGTTCATTCTTGACTGGAGTGGATCTATGGTTGAGTGTTTGTTTGATACTATCAAGCAACTGTACAACCTTGTTTGGTTCTGCCGTAAGGTTGGTATTCCTTATGATGTATATGCCTTTACGTCTGAGAACAAGTGGGATGAGCCGCATCCCAAACCATATAAGCAACAGGATAATGTATTCCACATCAGTGAGTATTTTGGATTGTTCCACATGCTTACCAGCAGTGTCAATAGTAAAGAGTCTGAAAAGCAACTTTTGAATCTGTGGAGGGTTGTATGCTCTTTCGGTAGGGCTGATAATCTTTATGCCATGTATAATGCTCCCCCTCTGTTTGGACTCAGTGGTACACCATTGAATGAAACTCTTGTTACTCTGCATCAAATTCTTCCTACCTTTACTAAGAAGTACAATCTGCAGAATGTGAATGTAGTAATTCTCACAGATGGTGAAGCAGCACCTTTGTATAATACGGTTTGGGTGTCTTACAAAAATGATGTAAATGATGATGGACGGTGGGGATGTCGTTCATGGGTTCCTGATAAGACTTTCCTTAGGGATCGTAAGATTGGATATATCAAGCATATGGGAGAGACTGAGTGGGAGTTTACTGCTGCTCTGTTGCACAATCTCAAAGCAAACTTCCCCAATGTTAACTTCATGGGTATCCGTGTTGGTTCTAAGGGTGATTGCTCACGTATGATTCGTGGATACAGTCGATACAACCTTGCCAAGTACCAACCATATATTGATGTCCTGACAAAAGAAAAGAGTGTTGCCATTGACAATACTGGATACGATAAGTATTTCTTATTGCTTTCTAATAGTTTACAGGCAGACACTGACTTTGATGTAAAAGAAGATGCCACCAAATCCCAGATCAAGAGTGCATTTCGCAAGTCTCTAGCATCTAAAAAAGTAAACAAAAAGGTTCTAAATGAGTTTATAAAACTGATTGCCTAATTGTTTGTGGGGCTACATAGTACCATACAAAGACATCATTCTTATGTCTGAAGAGGACCAACCAATAGACGTATATAAGGTTGAGTTTGCGATAGAAGATGTTTACTTGCTCTATCTGAGTGTCAATAAGCACATAGAAATGTGGGCTGGTGGCAATCCTTTGGAGCAGGAGCATCTTTTCCTGTTGAAGGACAATTTGTATCGCATCATCCTTGATTATAAATTCAGGGAGATGTGACAACCAACCAACTGTCTACCAACATAGATATAGATATGGTTTTCATCGTATAATGTATGCATACAGATGAAACACATCATGTCTCTTTCGGTTGAATACATTCGCACTTCACTTCAGAACCTGTATGGTGACCAAGTGACTGGTGCTGATATCCGTGCCTGGTGTGCAATCAATGGCACCACGTATCCTACTGTCTCCAAGAAACTGGAACAGTACAAAGTAGGACGTGGCAAGTGGGATCTGACTGTCAAGGAACAACTTGAGCAGTCATATGAAGCACCTGCTGCAGAACCTGCATTTGAAAGTAATCTTATTCCAGAAAAAAGTGATACCTTCGTCCGCTTTGGTAACTTCAGTGATATTAAAAAGATCATTCAATCTGGGATGTTCTATCCGACGTTCATTACTGGACTGTCTGGAAACGGTAAAACGTTCTGTGTTGAGCAAGCTTGTGCTCAAGCCGGACGAGAACTCATCCGTGTAAACATTACCATCGAAACAGATGAAGATGATCTTATTGGCGGGTTCCGCCTTGTTAATGGTGAAACCGTCTGGCACAATGGACCAGTCATTGAAGCCCTTGAACGAGGTGCCGTACTATTGCTCGATGAAATCGACCTTGCAAGTAACAAAATCCTCTGCCTTCAGTCAATCCTTGAAGGAAAAGGAGTTTTTCTCAAGAAAATTGGCCGAGTCGTTAAAGCCAAGGAGGGTTTCCAAGTATTCGCAACCGCAAATACAAAGGGAAAAGGATCCGACGATGGACGATTCATCGGTACTAACGTGCTCAACGAAGCCTTTCTAGAGAGGTTCTGCATCACTCTGGAGCAAGAGTATCCTAGTGCTGCCATTGAGACACGTATCTTGAATAAACTGTGTGATGATACCCTCTTCTGCAAACGTTTGGCAGACTGGGCTGACATCATCCGTAAGACTTTCAAGGAAGGTGGTGTTGATGAGGTTATCAGCACCCGTCGATTGGTTCACATCATCAATGCTTTCAATATCTTTGAAGACAAAGCAAAGGCAATCAATCTTGGTTTGAATCGTTTCGATGATGATACCAAGAGTGCCTTCATGAGTTTGTATGAAGCAGTCGATGCTGATGTGAATGTTGTTGACTGTAACGTGGAGGAATGATATAATATGATCAATGCCTGGTCTCTACTTTACGACGCTATGGAATCACTTGAACCTGAAGAGAAGATCTGGAAAGATCTTGACGATCGGTATGAAAAGTATCTGCAGGAGATGAACTCATATGACTTGAATATTCAACCTGCTAAAGATTACGCAATCAAACCGACAAAGCAACCTCCAAGTAATTGGAAGTATGGTGAAGATAAAACAATCAAGGAGATTGAAGATTACATCTCCCGTACCTATAATGCACACTATTCATCTAAGATTCAAACCTTAGATCTTATTGAGTCTGTCGGTGATGCTGAAGCATTCTGCCGCAGTAATATCCTCAAGTATGCCTCTCGTTATGATAAGAAGGGGACTGCTAGAATGGATATCATGAAAATTATTCACTACGCAATTCTGCTTTATCATTTCTCCCTTGAAAACAGTGAAACTTCGACCCCCTATGAAACTTTCTGATAAGACCCTAACTCTGCTGAAGAACTTCTCTTCGATCAATCAATCCATTCTGATTAAGCAGGGGTCTAAACTTCGCACTATCAGTGTGATGAAGAACATCCTTGCTGAAGCAGATGTTCCAGAAGAATTTGATCGTGAGTTTGCAATCTATGATCTGGGACAATTCTTGAACGGACTGTCTCTCCTTCAGAATCCTGAACTGGATTTTACCAATGACTCCTATGTGGTCATCAAAGAAGGTAGGACCCGTGCAAAGTTTGCCTTTGCAGATCCTAACGTGATTGTTGCACCACCTGAGAAGCCAATCAATCTGCCTTCTACAGACATTAACTTTCAACTGGAAAGCACCAAACTTGATCAACTGCTGAAGGCAGCACAGGTTTATCAACTTCCCGATCTTGCCGTTCTTGGTGAGGCAGGTGTGATCAAACTGGTTGTTCGTGACAAGAAGAACGATAACTCTAACCAGTTCGAGATTGTTGTTGGTGAGACTGAGAAAGAGTTTACTTTCAACTTCAAGGTTGAGAACATCAAGATTGTTCCTGGTTCCTATGATGTTGTAATCTCAAGTAAACTTCTGTCTAAGTTTACCAATACTTCTTTCAATCTCGATTATTATATTGCTCTGGAACCTGACTCTACCTTTGGTTGATAATGCGTGATGAATTTCTTTGGGTTGAAAAATATCGACCCAAAACTATTGAAGACTGTATCCTCCCTGAGGAAACAAAACTAACATTTCAGCAGTTCCTAGATAAGGGTGAGATTCCTAATCTCCTCTTGTCTGGTCCTCCTGGCATTGGTAAAACTACCATTGCTAGAGCACTATGTGAACAACTAAAATGCGACTACATTATTATTAACGGATCCGATGAAGGACGATTTCTTGACACGGTGCGAAATCAAGCAAAGAACTTTGCTTCGACCGTATCACTTTCTGCAGATGCAAAACACAAAGTCATCATTATTGACGAAGCTGACAACACGACCCACGACGTACAACTCCTCCTACGGGCGAATATTGAGGCATTTTATAACAACTGCCGATTCATCTTCACCTGTAACTTCAAGAACAAAATCATCGAGCCCCTCCACTCAAGATGCGCCGTTGTTGAATTTGGAATCAATGGAAAGCACAAACCCGCAATCGCTGCTGCTTTCTTCAAACGACTTAACAGTATCCTGGACAATGAGGGGGTTGAGGCTGATCCGAAAGTTATTGCGACTCTGATCAACAAACACTTTCCTGATTGGAGGAGAGTTCTCAATGAGTGTCAACGGTATTCTGTAGGTGGCAAGATCGATGCTGCCATTCTTGCAACGTTCTCTGACGTATCTGTAAATGATCTCATCAAAAATCTCAAGACTAAAAAGTTTGCTGAAGTCCGCAAGTGGGTGGTCGATAACTTGGATAATGATCCTAGTGTACTTCTGCGCCGTGTGTATGATGCTCTTTATGGCACCCTTGAGGGTCCTAGCATTGCTGCTGCTGTCCTCATTATTGCTAAGTATCAGTATCAAATTGCATTCGTAGCAGACCAGGAGATCAATCTCCTAGCAGCATTAACTGAAATTATGGTGGAGTGTGAATTCAAATGAATGTAAAACTAATTCGTGTCGTAACTGGTGAAGAAGTCATTG